TATTTTGTGGCATCTCACCTACATACCGTGCAGGATTTCCATGCACGAAAAAAAGCGACAGCTCCGCAGACGAGGATTCCCCCGGCTGTGCGGTGCTGTCGCATTATTGTTAGTATGTAGGTGAGATGACTACTAACAGGCCGGGGGCTTTTTTGTCCCCGGATATTTAATAAGTCTACAGTTATTCTACGCTTATAACATACGCATTGCCCGGCGTCGGGTAGAACATGAATCCTGCGATCTGCAGCACGACGCCGGATGTTTTTTTGGTGAACATTACAGCTCCGCAATAGTTGATATTCTGCTTGTAGTCGAAGACCTTTGTTCCCGAACCCGGTGTAGTAGAATGCGAGCACTCTATCACCAGATTACTCACGGTAGTTGAGATATTCGAACTCAGCTCGAATATGTAAACAGGATATCCGATATTGATGCCGATATTCATACTTAATCCGCCGCTCGGTAATGATTTCGTTCCGTAACCCGGTATGAAGAGCGTTGCCGTGCGGCCGATATTCCAGCCAATCATTGACGACTGCAAACCGTACTGAGGGTATCCCTCAGCAGTCTGTGCACCGATACTCTCCGGCGTAATATTTATTGTCCGAGCTACCGAGCCGTCATAGGCAGGCTGGCCTGCTCCGTTTAACTGAATCGTCAGAGTTTTCTGCAATCCGTCCAACTTTTTCTTGTCGGCGGCAGCCATGAGGCCGTTTGCCGAAGCGGTGGCTACGGCTGTTGATGCCTTACCGTTCCACGTCGATTTTTCGGTATCGGTCACAAAGCGATGAGACGCATCCTGCGTGATAATCGACGCGGGATGTGCTGATGGGTGGACATAGTTATTCGCCCCTGTAGCAATGCCTGCGAGTTTCGATTTCTCGGCTGTAGTATAGTCTTCGGTCGAAAGCCCTTTGCCGGTCACCTTATCGACTTTCTGACCGATTTGTCCCGCAACCGTCGCCGCAAAATTCGGGTCGTCGCCAAGTGCGGCTGACAGCTCCTTAAGGGTGTCGAGCGCGGCGGGACTACCGTCCACCAGTTCGGCGATGGCTTTATCCACGTAATCCTTCGCAGACTGCAGTGTCGTCCGGTCTCCGCTTTCGCGGGCAGCTTGTTCCGAAGCCACGAGCGAGCCAGTATGTTCGTTCGCCTCCTGAAGGGTTGCGGCGTCGCCCTGTTCGCGCAGAGCCGCTTCGGCAGCTACTTTCCCGTCGGCGTAAGTCTTTCCTGACTGTAAGGTCGCAGCATCGCCCGCGGTCAGTTCATTGCGAATAGCAGCCTCTTCCCCCTCGGCGCGGGCGGTTTCCGCATCGGTGTACGTTTTCGCCGACTGTAGAGTAGCGGCGTCGCCATGTTCGCGCAGGGTTGCTTCGTCGGCTACTTTCCCGTCGGCGTAAGTTTTCGCAGATTGCAGCGTGGCGGCATCGCCCGTTGTCAGAGCGTTGCGAATAGTCGCCTCTTCCCCTTTGGCGCGGGCGGTTTCCGCTGCGAGTCCCTCGTCGAGACGTATGAAATGGTCGTCGGATATAATGATATGTCCCGATAACGTATCGGAGAGCTGTTCCAGCTGTCCCTCCAACCGAACGCCGTCGTCCTGACCGTATTTACCGTTCAACCGGTCGGGCAGTTCGTCTACCTTGTCGATCGCGATCTTATCCTCGTCGCGATGCACGAAACTGTCGAAAAAATCGGAAAACTGTTCCGCCGTCGGATATTGCCCGCGTCCGAACCACTTTCGGAGCAGCGAGCGTGCACGTATTGCCATTGTCTGAGTTTTTTTATTTTATTCGCATGATATAAGCAAGTACGTAATACGGCGGACGGTTCTCATGTGCGAGATTATTGCCGGAGGATGATGTATTATGCTCTTTGTACAGTAAATACTTGCAGTCGCTGCTTGCGCCATAAGTCCCCACGGAAGGGTCTACCTTATCAGCACCGTCTATACCACCAGAACCGTACAGCCGCTCATTCTGGTAATAGTCCTTGAAAATATGCGTGTGCGAGGGCATTTCACCGGCAGAAAGCGTATGCTTCTTTTCGCCGCCGGCGCGACCGTAACTGCTGTAATCGCTATCCGTGCCGTTATATCCCACTATAAACCGCCCGCGCAAATCAGGCAGACGGAAATACCCGAACGATGTGGTCTGCGGTCGTCCGTTGCAGTCGGGAGCCTCGTTGTATTTGTCGCCGAGGACACTGTACAGGGCGTAGTTCAAACCCTGACGCAGTGCACGTCCGTCGCAGAGCGCGTAATTTTCCGGTATTTCGTCTCCACCAGCCCATATCTCCACCGTCCCGATGGGCGACTGTTTGATATTCGCCAACGCCGTCCGCAGGGTTTCGATTTCCGCAGTGAGTTTCGGCAGCGAGCGTGCCTCGTGAAAGTCCGTCCATTTGTAGTTTTCCGAGCCGACTCCGGCAGCGAGAGAACGCCGGACGTACGCCTCCGGATAGTCGTAACCGTGCGCCTGCACGGAGATTGTTTCTTGTTTAAGGTACATGCCCCCGGACGTTGAGCCGCCTTCCCAGAACAGCACCTCGCCCTCCGGATGGTCTTTAGTTCGCAGAAAGACGTATCCCTCCCCGCGCTGCGTTTCGTTAAGCGGCTCGCATCCCAGCAATACCGCCTTATCTCCAGCCAAATTGCCGATAATAGAGACTATATGAGCATTTGTCTGGATGTAATCCAGCATTTCGCAATCTGCCGGGAAGTCTCTGTTCGGCTGCAATAAGAATCTGCCTTGTGTCTGTTTCATTTATATGTAATTTATCGAGAATCGTTTTGATGTCAGCTTATACGCGTCGACGATGGCTCTCAGTCTTTCCGTATCGACCGTGTCGTACAGTGCGACGGGAATATTCACCCAAAAATCATAACCGTTCTCTCCGCTTCCGCGCCGGTATAACGTCATACTGTTATCCGCACCTCGCGACGGCACCAATGCCGCCATATCCATGTCTCGGCAGTACAGGGTAAGCAAATCCATGTTTGCCGTACCGTCGGTGATCGTAATTCGCCGCTCGATAGGGTCGAACTGGTCGTTCAGCACTGCCCGCAGGTAGCAAACCTGTCCATTATGCGACAATCTGTATTGCTTGTCCTGACGCCAGCGCATGAAATTTCCGTACACGATGTTTACACCCTGCACCATGCTTTGAGCAAAGGCGGCAATCAGTGGCTTGCGGTAGAAAGTGGGCAGTAACAGCAACGCCAGACGCTTTATTTTAAGGTCATAGAGGCTCATCAATATGGGAACATATTTATAGTGAGACTTCCGACCATGAAGTAGCCTGCCTGAGGAACATAACGCGCGTCTATCGGCACGGCTGTCGCTTCGCCGTTTGCAGAAGTCGATGCACTGCGCAGTTCGGGAATCTTGACACCCTCTACCATCTGTAGCCTGTCCACGAGCGCCATGTTCGTATATTCGCCGTTGAACGGCAGGTTTTCGATGTATTCCTTTATCGCCTCGCGACAGGCATTCTCCACCTGCTCGGGCAACAACATCGGGTCGTAGTAGATGTCAACCTCGCAGTTGAATGTGTCAGCATCGATATTTACCAACTCTACGCGTACGCCGGCATCCTTTATTTCGGCTATGTATGCTGCAAGTTGCGTCTCTGTCTCCGCATCGAGAGGACACCGCTCGCCGTTCTTTTCTCCGGCAACCTTGATCGTCAGGATAGATGTGTTCTTGTTCTCGGAAGCCGCGGCATGTTTTACAACGCGAGCTGCTTCTATGTCGTCCTCGCCCATGCCGACAGTATCGTAGGTATCTGTGTCCGAAATAAGGGTCTTGTCTTTCATAAAGGCCAGCACCTTATCCCGATACCATTTCGGGCGGTGAGGCAGTATCTCTTCGATACGCTTCTCCACATCCGTTTTGTGCTGGTCGAACAGACACTCCAGAACCCACGTAGCGCAGGCAACGATATAGAACAGCAGACTTTCGATACTTACCCTGCTGAAATGCGACGTAAATGCCGCACCCGCTTCAAAGCCATAAGCACGCGCCACGTCCGAATTACGCATGAAGTCCGCCGCAATGCTTTCCTTTATTTCCGCGATTGTCCTTGCCATCTCTTTTTAACTTACTATAAAGTCTATTTCAATACCCATAAAATTGATGCCCTCTTGTGCCAGTGCGGACATCTCCTCCGCACTCAATGCAGTGGCGGGTTCTATCTTCTGTACACCGTAACGGCGTACCGTCTCGGCATTCTCAACGGGTACGGTATCGAGTACCTGCCCGTCCTCCAAAGTGTCCGTAATGCCTATGTCGTTGGCCGCCGAGAGCCTGAACGCAGCCTCCACGCTGCCAGCCGTCTGTACGGCCATATCCAGCAGGCTCTGCCTGTCCTTTGCCTTGACTTCCATCACTCTACCGTTATAACGTTATCTTCCGAAACGCTGATCCTCTGTACTTCAAGACCGCAGGCTTCCAGCATCTTCTTGACCTCTCCGCGCCACATCACATCCACATGGCCGCCCAGCATCTTCGTCACTTCGCCTCCGATAAGCGGACACTCTTTCCACTCGCCGCGCATCGATACAAGAACGCCCTCGGCAATCTGGCTGTCTGTATCGCCTATCACGACACTGCTGTGCTGCACGAGCAGGTCGCCGCTTTCCGCATCTATCAGTATACCGTTCATCAGTGTTTTACTTTTCCATTTTCATAATCGCTTCGCTGGGTCAGCGTAAGCAGAGAGCCTGCCCACGCAGCGGCAGCAAGTTTCAAGGCCGCTCCGCCATCGTTCGGAGTTGTCACCCACGCGGAAAACACGTTCTTAAGCGTGTTGATATCTTTCTCTATGGCATTGATACGCTGGGCAAGTTGCTCCGCTTTGACCATGCCCCCAAAACTGCCGCCGTTGAGTATTACTCCCTCGCCGGTAAGTTCTGCGCTGGTGTCATCGCCCATCCGCACGTGCACACCCTCCTCGTCAGCCTCGATGCGCGCGGTGCTTTCACTGATGACCACCTCTACACTCTCCACATCATCGGTCAGCAGTACGACCCCTGCACTGCCGTCGGCCACGAAACCTACCACCACGTAACTGCCCACGCGGGGGAAAGCCACGATTCCGAACTTGCTCCCTTGATTGGCCTGCAAATTCACGCCCAAGAGCGGCGCCCCCTCATCGAGGGGCGTGCAGTCTACCGTGCGCGCATCCTTATCCACTGCGTCCACCGTACACACGAGGCTCGCCGTTTGCCGACCGCCTTGCGCCAACTGTCTGATTGCATCTTGTATATTGCTCATTCCGCTACTCTCGCCCCGAGCGTGATTTCCTGCCGGAAACCGCCCGTACCGTATTTGATTACATTCTTCTTGACCTGATAAACGCCTTTCTTCTCGCCGTCTATCTTTACGCCGACGACATCCAGCTTATCCACCAGCCGATAACCGAACGTCGTGAAACTGCCCGTAAGACCGTCTCGTTTCAGGCGTTTTATCTCCTGTTCTACCCACGCCCGCAGTTCGCTTTCGTTCTTGTTGTAGGTGTGGAGCGTGCGGTGTTCGCCGTCCGCATCGCCGACCTCCACCTTTATTTTCTTATTGTCCGGCATCAGACTGATCGCTTTGATGCGCAGGCGCATATTCTCGGCTTTCTGCTGTTCGAGGTTCTGGTCGTCGATGATGTTCACGCCCGTAGCGAATACCTGCGTCGGGCGGCTCTCGCGCTCGAACAGTACGCCGCAATACAATACGGGCGCGCCCTCTTCGTATCGGAAGAAACTGCGGATGCCGTTTTCGTGCAGGTGACCGAGCAGAGCAGCAACCGTATCGGCGGTGACGCGGTACTGGCCGAGGTTCTGTTCACCCATAACTTTGATGTCATAGGAAATGCCCTGCTCCTGCAACAGCGTTTCGATGGTTACGTTTTTATAGGCTTTTTTCTGTGCGGGCATCTGCTTGAGCTTGAACATCTCATTCTCGCAAGTAATGACTACAGGGGTCTTGAAACCTACATCGCGCACGTAACCCATAAAGGCCAGCTGCAAGTCATCATTGTAACCGAGCCACACCTTTACTGCATCACCGCGCTGTACGGGGATTTCCGCAGTACCGTCCCACTTGATTTTTTTCGGCAGCGTCAGACGGCATTCGTCCGTCAGCTTTTCGGTGTCGCGGGTGATCTCCACCTCCGTGACCTTATCGATCAGCCAAGACTTCGCGCCCGTGATTTCTATTTTTGCCGTCAACCTGTACATCGTTTGAATGCCGTTTAATCACTGTTTAATACTCCGTGCTATACACGTTATACTCGCCGTCGCTCACTGCGGAAATGCTCACGCTTTGATAATTGCTTGCCGTGTCCTGCGTGACGGAAAAACTCTTTATCACGATGCTGCCGATGTCGAACAGCTCCAGAAATGCGCTATGTACCTTGATGGCCGCCTTTTCATCCAGAAAGGCGCGCAGTTCGCGCAGGCCGTCTTCGGGGTACTCGTCCACGATGACCCCGTTTCGGACGGCGGCTACACCGACAACGATATTTATCTGGTAGTCTCCCTCGTTGATGTACTCTTTCACCGTACCGTCCATGCCGACCATCTGTGTGGTCACGATGTTTTTCGCGCGACTGACGGCACAAACAGCATCATTTATTACAAGCGTCTTGTTATCCTGCGTGCGCAGCGTAAGTTCACACAGCACATAACGCCCCTCCCAATAGCTTTTATCGGTTATCGGCGTAGGCAAATCGCGGGTCGCAATAGCTCCGCCGCGACCGTTCCAATCGGGCGACTGTCCCGTGCGTGACGGCTGCAGCCTGTACAAAGTACCTTTCGTCTGCGTGGCTATGCCTGCGGCCACGAATGCGAAACTTACCGGTGTCATAACTAAATTGCCAAGTTTACATCGTTCAATGCGGACAGCAAGGCTTCTGAAACCATGTCCTTGACCTTGCCCAAGTCCTCCGATAGGTTGGTGGTGTGTATCTCGAAACGCTCTACCAGCCTGTCCACGTTGATCGTTATATTTCTAATCTTCCCACTGCCGTCGGATTTGCCGCCTGTTGCCGTGCCGAGACTGCCGCCGGTAGGATCGGGAGGGATTACAACGGGGACGTCCACCGTGGGAACATCTACGGTCGGGGCATCCGGGTCGGGGTTCTCCTCTTTCTTCCGCTTGGCTTCCTCCTCCTTTTTAGCCGCAGCCATTTCCGCATCGTAGGCTTCGTTGAACGCCTTGCCTACGTTCTTGCCGAAGTCCGAAAATCCGCCTTTCAGTCTGTTTATCGCATCCTTGATGCCTTGCCCGTCAAGCGAGAAAGCAGCCACGATAAGGTCGCCTATCGAGCCGAAAACATTTTTTGCCAAGTCCCAAATGCCTTTGAATGTGGCGACGAACGCTGCCCCTATACCTTTAAGCACCGCGCGGAATTTCGCTGATGTATTCCAGAAGTATGTGCCGAGAGCCACCAGTGCGGCAATGGCCGCGGCTATCCAACCGATAATCGGAATGCTCTTAATAGCTACACCCACGGCACGACAGGCCGACACGGCGCTGACCCTGAAAGCCGTGAATGCAGCGGTAGCCGTGGCCGAAAATGCGGCGGAAGTAGCGCCGCCCGTAATGAATGACATAATCAGCGCACCCAAGCCTTTGAGAGCTTGAAAAATACCCACCGTCGCAAAGCGCAGCACCGCCAGCGTGGCGCGGATCATGTTTATGGAAAAGCCGTTAGAGGCAATTTGCCCGGTAACAAGTTCGCGGTTCATCAAGGTCATTTGCAAACGCGCCGCATGGACAAAGCTCTGCACACGCGACCACATGGATGCCCAGTTCAGATTATAAATGGCTTTCATCCCTGCCAGTACCGCTTGGAATAATGGGGTAAGTTGCGCCAGCGGTATCAACGCCTGTGCAATCACCCCGCTCCATAACGAAAAGTCTCCCGTTAATTGGAACAGAGATATTTTTATGTCCTCAAACTGCTGGATGACACGTGCCTGTCGCTCTGCATAACTATCCATGATAATGGCGGCCTGCTCCTCTGCCGATTCGGTGCCGGTTATTGCTTCTGTTAACCGGGCAAGTTCGTCGCGGCTCTGTACCAACGCGCGGGCGGCATTGCTGTTCTCCATGCCGAAGAGCTTCGAGAACAGGGCGGCGTCATTCATCACGGGCGCAAGCATGTCAAGCCGCTCTTTCAGCGTGAGGCTCGTGTCAGCAAGTCTGATAACATCGATGCCAGCCGCTTCAAGTGCCTCCAGCGTATCTTTGGGCATGAAACGGCCTTGTCCTAATATAGTCAGCGTATTGCGTAACGCAACGCCGGCCTCCGAACCCTTTTTGCCCGCCTTGTCGAGTACCTGAATGGCCGCGTTGGTCTCCTCGAAACTTACGTTTGCAGCTTTCGCAGCCATACCGCACTGCTCCAACGCTACTTTAATGGCGGGAAGTTCCGCCGAGCCCTCCTGACCGGCTGCAGCCATGACATTCATCATACGCGCCATCTCCTCGCTGGCCTTTATCGGGTCGTCGAGGCTCACGCCGTACTGGTTCATCGCTGTGGTCAGAACCTCCGCCGCGGCCACGCCGTCGCCGCCCATCAGTTTGCTGGTGGTAGCGATACTGTTCCCCATAGCCTGCAACGCATCTGGGTACTTGCCCAGTTCGGGAGACAACTGCGAAAGCAGAAGTTTGTAACCCTCCACGGCCTGCGAAGCATCGATGCCGAAAGCCTTGGCGCTGTCGCGGGCATATCCTTCTATCTTGTCGAGGGTTTTGCCGGTAACTCCTGCAATGGCACTGAGGTCGTGCATTTGGCTGTCGAGGTCGATGCCGGACTGCACAAGACTTGACATGGCATTGCTCGCATTCTCTATATATTCGCTTATCAACCCGAATGCAGCAAAACGTTGCTCCCATGCGCTTAACCCGGCACGAGCCGTTTCCACATTTGCATTGAAACGCCCGGTGCTTTCCGTCATGTCGTCTATGACTGTGGTAAAATTGCCGCCTACGTTAAATTGATAGTCGAATACATTTGCCATTGGAATGTTATTTGTTACCTTTGTGTCATATACAGCGGTTATATGGATATTATCTTAACCATACTCGGCTATGTGGCCATCGTTTTACAATGGGGCGCTCTTTATATAGGGTTGCCTATTGTACTACTGTACTTTGTTTACAGGGGAATCGTCAAGCCGATCGTTTCTTTGGTCAGGAAAAGTAATCGCTCATCATTTCCCTACGAACATGGCCGCTAACATCTCTGTCCTGTTTTTCAGTCGCCACTTCTCCAGCCACAACGCTTGTGCGTAGTGCGCTGCCCAGTCTTCGTAACTCCCAGCCGTCGGGTCAATGCCGAGGTTGAAGCGTATCAAGGCACACCCCTTCAGAAAACCGTCCTTATCGTCGTCCTCAGAAAGGAGGTGTGCCTCTACAAGTTTTTTAAACTACCGAGGCACGAGTTGAACAGCTGTCCGAGCTGCGCCGTCGCCGCCATGAACAGCAGCGCATCTTCGCGTATTTCGGGGTCGCCGCCCAGAAAACAGTTGTCGTAAAGTACCGTGGCACCTTTCACCTCGTCGGTCTTTGTTACTTTCGTGACCGCCGACATGGTTTCCAACGACGGGCGTTTGAAATAAGCCACATGCAGGTCGTCACCGTCCGTCACGTTGATACGGACAACGCGCTTGTGCGCAGCTTTCCATTTATTGATTTGTTCCTCGGTTACACCGCCGTCGTAGGTCTTTCCCTGCGGCTGTTTCGGTTCGTTATTTTCCATATGCTTTTATTGTTAAAATCCGCTACTATTTTGCCCATTCGATATGCGACGGAACGAGTTCGAGTTCCACCTCTTGTCCCGTGTCGCCCTCTTTCCATTTGCGGCTGTTTCCCGAAAACTGCACGTTGCGGATTTTGTCCGTCTTGATGATGCCGCTGTCGGGCAAATAGGTGACCGTAATATCGAAAGGAGCAAGGTCTTGTATGCGACCGTTCGGGGACTGCGACTGTATAGTTTCCACTTCCTCCTGATACAGGATGATTTTTGCCGTCGGAGTGATTCGTCCCTTTGCTCGGCCTACAGGGTGACGGCCTGCGCCATACTTGTTTACCACGTCCTGACTGTCACCGTATTCGATACCCGTAATACCCGTAAGGGGTACGCCGTTGATGGTTGCCACGATGTCCGCCCACGAGTAAAGCATTCCGTTGATCAGGGGGATGCCGTTGTTGATTGTACTTGCCATTGTTATACTGTTTTAGCGAAACCGATTTTTACCTTGATTTTACGCATGACGCCCACGGCTACCTGTCGGATAACGATTTCCACCTCGCCGGTACTTAACACGTCCTGTTCGGGGTCGATTTCCACCCTGTAGCCCGACAGTTCGCCCGCCTTTTCCATATCCTCGAGGGCTTTGTTAGCCGTCGTTTCCAGATGGCTGACGCTGTACGCCTGCATCTTGCCCGTGTCTGTATCGATATAGATATTACCGCCCAGTTCGGGGATAAGGTAGGTGCGGATGCCGCGAACGGCCTTATCCATCGTGCGCACACTCTCGATCATGGCGTAGTCGCTCGTGGCACTGTCCATCGTATGGCTGTCGTTCACGTAGCTGCCGGCCTGCCCGATATGAGTGACGAAGAACAGGTAACGCCCGCTATCCAGCTGCTCAACGAGTGCCTTGTCGAGGTCGCGGTACAGCGTCCCGTCGCCAAAGGCTGGCACGCTTACGCCCGTCGGGAAGTTCTTTACCCAGCTGATGGACTGATGCACCGCGGCGGCGGAGAGCAGCCCCAGCACCACACCGATAGCCGACACGGAGGCTTTCGCCTCGCCGTTGGCCTCGTCAGCATAGAGTTCTGCACCCGTTCCGCTACCTGCCTGTGCAATTACCACGCTGACGCGACACTGGTTCGCACCGGCCACGTCCGCAGGCATGCTCTGCACGGCAGACACTTTCGGAGCATACAGCACCGAAAGCGGCGCGTTCTCTTCATCCAGTGCATCGGCCACGCCCTGAATGGCCGTCACATCATCGCTGGAAAATTCCTTGTCGCCGCACCAGATGGCCAGCTGCCGGATGCGACCGCTGGCGAAGTTCTGTACCGTCTTGATTTCTGTGAACTTGTAACTTTCAGGTTTCGGAAATACGCCAACGTACAGCGAGATACTCGGATTGACGCGGAAAATCTCCGAAAGCTGGTAGTGCAGCACCCGCACACCCCAGCTCTCGGCATCGTCCTTGATGCCCAACGCCTCGGCAGCGTTGATGGTGGAAACGGCCTGTACATGGTCGGTCTTGAAGCCCTCGGGGATTTCGGCCTCGGCCAGATAAGCGATGAAGCCGGATACATGGTCTTCGCCGACCACGCTCTTGGGCACGTTGCCGTTCTGTCGTTCGATTTTTAAACTGTTCATTTTCTGGTGACTTTTACGATGTCCTTATTTGCCAGAGCTGCGGCATGATTCTGTGCGTCCGAACGCAGGCGGAACGCCAGACCGTCCGACGTGACAAATACTTCTGCGAAGCCGTGTCGCGCGATGGCCGCCCTGCCCGCACTCTCCAGAACACTTGCGGAGGACTTTGCCGCAGGTCTCTGCTTTTTATCCTCCTTGTCTTTGTCTGCCGACACGGATGATTCCGTTTCAGCGGGGACAGGAGTGGACTCTGGAACATTGACGACAGGGGTGGCCTGTGCAGCCGGTTCCTGTGCTTCGGGTTTCGGAACCTGTGCGGTCGCCGTTTCTTCTTGCTTGTTTTTAGATGACATATCGTTAGCGTTTAATTCGTTTGTAAAATATCCATATCGCAAAGACGGCCACGGCCAGAAATAACACACCGACACTCAGCCGCAGGATATTTATACCACCGCTCGGCTTCTTCTCCTCGACCTGTTCGGTCTGGCTGACTTCCGTTGTGCGGTCTGCCGTTTCCGACTCCATCTGCACATCGGTTTCCGCCTGTACCGTCGCTTTTTCTTGGCTTTGCCGGGTCTGTTTCGTCTGGGTGCGCAAGACTGCTTTCACGGGTGGCAGTCCCGTACTGTCCACGGGCGGCTTGTCCGTGTCGAACACTACTAAGTCCGTTACGGTTTCGCCATCCATGACGGCCAGACGTTCCAACTGTAAAGCGAATTGCGCTTGCATCAGACTGTCGAAATGCGCCTGCGCGTCTGTGTGTACTTCGGTCTGTACAATGCCGGCAGTATGTTTCGTAGTAGCACATGAAAGCAGCAATACGAGGCTAAACAGCGGTACTATCCTTTTCATTGTCCTTATCAAGGGTGTCGTAAATTTCATATTCACGCGGAGGCCGGCGACGCTTGCAGCCGTTTACATCGCAGCGTGTAAATCTCAACCGTTCGATTACGATGTCCTTTTTGGCGATGATACTGTCTCGCTCGATCAGTTGGTTATACATCTGTTGCCGCTCGGTATAGAGTGCGTCGATTTTCCTGTCCTTTTCGCGGCTGTCCTCATCGCTCTTTTCGTAGAGTTTCTTCCATTCGTCGGACTGCTTGGCCTCCACCTCGGCCTCTTTCATTCGTCGGGTCTGCTTGTAGTAGATGATACCGCCTCCTCCCAACGCTCCCACAATTGAACAGAATGCACTCGCGATGATGGTCAAATAGTCCATTCAGCTTCATACTATGCCTTGATCCCTATCTCCTGCAGCCACTGCGGCACATCGAACGAGGGACAGGCTTTCGCCGCCAGTTGGTTGTGGCCGACAATACGCACATCGGGATGCTTCGCGTGAAAGTCGAGCACATACTTTTTCAGTGCCTCTTTCTGCGCCTCGGTACGGGTATCCTTGGGCCGCATACTTGCATCACAGCCTCCCGCATAGACGATATGACGGCTCACGCTGTTGTAGCCTGCTGCGCCGTTGGTGATTTCCCACGGATCGACGTTCCCGTCCTCGTTATTGTCCACGAGACGCTCCACACTGCCGTCCAGATGGAACAAGTCCGTATAACCGACCTGCCTCCAGCCGCGCCCTGTGGGGATGGGCGAGGTGTGCCACCGCCTGATGTCGGCAGCACTGACCTCGCGCCCCTCTGGGGTGGCCGTACAGTGGATTACGAGATACTGCAACTTTGCCATTCAGCCGTCGGTTACTTGGTTACTTTCTCGCTGATGATGGCCACCGTGCAGTTTTTGTCTGAAAGAGGCAGGCAGATGCCCCACTTGCGGAAGTTCACGAGGTTGCGGTGGTACAGCGGGTCTTTCGACGCTTCGCTGTAGTAGAACTGAACCGAACCGTTGGCTTTCATCATGCGACCGACATAGAACGCCACGGATGCCTGCATGTCGGTGTCGGCAGTGGCCGCGCCCCAAGCGAGTTTCTTCTTCGTGGTAGCGTTATAATGCGGCGTACCGTCGTACTCATAGATGTCGAAGCCGTACAAGCGGCAGATTTTGCCCTCGGTCTGATTAATGTTGTAGTGCTCTTTGAACTTCTGCTCAGTCTCCAACAGGTCGTTGATGTGGTCGCTGCACATAACCAATACGCGGTCTTTTTTGGGAACACGCATCTTGTCGAAAGACTTTTTCAGCGCGAGCAAATCGGCGGCGATAAACTTTTTGCGTGTACCGTCATCGGCGCCCGTCGTCAGCAATACGGGTGATTCCGTCTTGTTTTCGGCAGGAGCAATCGCGTGAATGGCTTTTTGTCGCACCTTTTCTTTCAATGCCTCGCGGTGGCGCTCTTGTACGCTCGCCATCTTGTCATAGCTGCAAGCGTGCAGCTCGTCGTCGGTAACGGGCGTGGCCGTAGTATCGAAATGATCCAGCGAAATAGGCTTATCAGCATCCGTGAGTGTTTCAATATCCAGCGGATAGGTAGTGTTATTTACCAACACTTCGGGATCGCCGCCCAATTCGGTGAAGTGGATAACATCGTTATCGACATACTGGTCGTAACTCTTGATACGGTCGTACCATCCGAGGCTTTCAGCCGCAGTGCGGAATGCCTTAACCATTTCGCCCGTCCACACTTCGGTGAATACCGTCGCGCACGCACATCCTTTCGGCAATGCACCGAGCAGAAAACCTGCTACGTTTCCGCCGATTATGCCTACTGCGGGCGAAAAACCCGCCACGCTGGCGAGAGCCGCCCCTGCCGCGCTATTGAACGCGACGGACGCTACAAAGGCCGCAATGGCCAAAAACACAGATTTGAAAAGTTTCATTGTCTTGTTGTTAGTGATTACTTGTTCGGGATTTCAGTGCCGTATTCGGCTTTGTACAGGCGGGCGTACTCCTGCGGCTGTTCGTCGCGCAGCTTCTCCATCTGCTCGGCGGGAACATCGGACAGTTTAGCGTAGGTTTTCGGCTCGTCGTCACGCAACGTATCTGTCTGGTGGATTACCTCCGTCGGCTTTCTGGCTGGGCGCATCAATGAAAGGGTTTCGCGCAACGCATCGATACCTGCCATCTTGCCGATATTCACGAAATGCTCCTTTTTGTCACCCGTGATGCGTTTCTCGGCAATTGCGCTGTCCACAACCGCGGTGATGCTGGCCAGTGTCAGGCTTTCCGCTTTGTCGCCCTTGTCTTTCAGTAGGCGGAGTGCACCTATTGCCTCCTGCTCGGTAGCCGTATCAGGCAGACCAAGCAACTGTAAAAATTCTCTGTTCATCCTTTGAGTTGATTTGTTGTTTTGATTATCTGCGTCGCCGTCGGGGGCAGTTCCCGCGGGAGCGGTTTTCCTATTCAGCGCAAGCAGGGGCAGCACATCGTTGTCCTCCCCCGCGGAAAGTTTCAGAACCTTGCCGCTGGTATCGTACAGTTGCAGGGCGTCGTTATTTCCCCCGATATCCACGATGCTGACTTCTTCCAGCCGACAGCGTGTGATGGTGCGCCGCGTCTGACCTTGCAGCAAATATTCAGGCGCATCGCTGGTTTCAATAATTTCAATACCAGCCGATGCCATACGCAGGAAACCGTTCTCCCACTTGCTCTCTATCTTCTTTGCGAACTCGTCGTTCTGGTCGAAAACTGGAGTACCGATAAGTCGGTCGCCATCGATGCGCAGGTTGTCGATACGACCGATGGGCATTGCGTCACGGTCGAAACTGCGGCGGTGCATCCACAGCAGTATCGGGTTTTTCAGAAACTGCGTCAGGTCGATGCCCGATGTCAGCACACGACCGCCGTAACAATTCAAGCCGCTCGTACTTATAATTACTTCTTTTGCCATTGGCCTTAAAAATGGCGGGCAGGGGTCGGCGTACCCTATACCTGCCCGCAGCTGAAAACAATCGTCTAACCTAAAACCTTTGTAGCGGGGGCGGGACTCGAACCCGCGACCTCAAGGGAATGAACCTTGCGAGCTGACCGTTGCTCTACCCCGCGATGTTTGACATGGCAAAATTGCGTCTATCTTGACACGTCCGCAAAAAGAGTGTAAAACTTTGCATATCTTTTTCTTACAGCTCTATTATTACAGCACTTTTGTACCATGGAAATACCACAGAGTGGGTAATGTGTAACATAAATCGAATGGCAACAAAGAAAGAATTCGAAGAAAAGAGAGAGTATGCACGCCTGCTTTTCATGCAGGGTGAAACGCAAAAGGTGATTGCTGAAAAGGTCGGCGTTTCCGCCGTGACGATCAATAAATGGGTGGCCGAAAACGGCTGGCAGGAACAGCGTGCGGCGGCGAACATCACACGCCCAGAACTGGTGAACAAACTGCTGCATACTATTGACAAACTCATCGAACAGGTGAATGAAAGCGACGACCCCGAAGCGATGGCGGGGTTGGGCGACAAGCTGGCAAAGCTATCGACCACCATCGAACGCCTCGACAAAAAAGCCTCTATCGTGGACGTGATAGAGGTGTTCATGGCTTTCAGCAAGTGGATGCAGTTCCGCATGTCGTTCGACGACGAGATTACGCCAGAACTGCTTAAGACCATCAACAAGTATCACGACCTGTATATTAATGAATTGTTGCAAAACAAATTCAACCAGTAGCTTATGGCATCGAAAGCGGAATTAAAGGAAGCGGTAGAAAGATGGCAGAAACACTGCGAGACAGTGCAGCAGGCCACGGTTGTGAACACTGCGGAAACGGCACGCGAAAGGCTTGCGCGCATCAAGCGTGTGCGTGCCGATTATGCCGCTTTCGTAGAGTATTATTTCCCGCACTACACCGTCAACGAAACGGGAAAGCAAACGCCCTGCGCGCCGTTCCACATCAAGGCAGCGAACAAGGTGCTGAACGAACGCAACCTGAAAGCGGCGTTCAAGTGGCATCGTGGTGCGGCCAAGTCCACCCATCTGGATATTTTCATACCGCTGTGGCTCAAATGTCAGGAAATACGACAGATTAACGTCATGGTTCTGGTCGGAAAGAGTGAGGAAAACGCCTGCACCCTGCTGGCCGACATACAGGCCGAACTGCAATACAACCAGCGGTACATCCACGACTTCGGCCAACAGTATAACAACGGTTCATGGGAGGAGGGCGAGTTCGTGACAAAGGATGGCGTGGCATTCTTTGCCCGTGGCCGCGGGCAGTCGCCACGCGGTCTGCGCTACCGCTCGCACCGCCCAGACTATATCGTAATCGACGACCTCGACGATGACGAACTCTGCGAAAGTCCCGCACGCGTCACACGTCTTACGAATTGGGTGAAAGAGGCTCTGTTCGGCGCATTGGACGGCGGACGCGGACGATTTATCATGGTGGGCAACCTCATTTCAAAGAACAGCGTGCTGGCGAACTTCTGCGCTATCGACGGGGTGCATGTGTCGCAGGTGAACATCTGGGACAAGAACGGCAATGTATCATGGGCGGCCAAGTGGACGGCGGACGAGGTAAAAGCTATTGAGAGATTCCAAGGCTACCGCTCGTTCCAGAAAGAGTACATGAACAACCCCATCACCGAGGGCGCGGTGTTCCGTCTGGAATGGATTAAATGGGCGACACGTCCCAAATGGAAAGAATTTGAGGAATTTATCCTGTATATCGACCCCGCGTGGAAAAGCAGCGTAAAAAACGACTACAAGGCGGCAAAACTGTGGGGAAAACGCAAAACGCAGCTGTGGCAGCTGCGCGCGTTCGTCAGACAAGCCACCATCCCCGAAATGGTGCGATGGTGTTATGATCTGTTCGAGTGGGGACAGGAAACAGGTATCGCGATAAAGTTCTACATGGAGGCCAATTTCATGCAGGAGGAAATTCTAAAAGATTTCAAGACGGAGGGTGATTTGCGGGGCTACCAGCTGCCCATTCTGGGAGACAAGCGGAAGAAGCCCGACAAGTTCCTGCGTATCGAAAGCAGCGCGGCAAACTGGGAACGCGGCTTTGTCTATTATGACGAAAGCCAGAAACAAGACCCCGACATGCTCGCGGGACTGGAACAGACCCTCGCATTCCAGAAAGGGATGCGAGGACATGACGATGCGCCCGACGCCGACGAGGGCGCAATATCACTGCTTCAAAAGCATTCACGGATCAGTAGTTTTACTCCGTCGTTCGGCAGGCGGAACAATGCAAAAAATGTATCATGGTAAGAAAGTATTTCCAAGCCCTCGTGTTCGACCGACGGTTGAAACGCGCCAAGAAAAAAGCGCAGCATGACGCTACGCTGTACGGTAAAAAGTTCCTCGTGCTGGTGTTCGGCGGAAAGCCCGTCGTGGTTTCCATGCAGGGCATTAAAAAGCTGATACGGCAGCACCGTTTCGCAAAGGGGTTTACAGCCGAAAAGGCCGAAAAATGTGCACTGTACGTCGCCATTCCCGACAACTCAAAAAAACAGATGCCATGTTCCTGACAATCGACGACTACAAAAGCGTATGCGACAGCTTCGAGTTCGAGCAGGTATGCGCTGCTGAGGCCGAACGCCTCACGGCGGAACGGGCGGCAATGGAACAGATATGCAGCTACACCCGACACCGGTACGACATGCAGCAGGCTTTCGCTGCGGAGGGAGAGGCACGCAATGCCATGCTCGTGCAGTGCATGGTGAACATCACGCTGTGGCTGATGATTCACCGCCTACCACAGAACATGGGACACGAACGTCGAGAATGCCTCTACAACGATTCAGTGAAATGGCTGCGCGACGTGCAGAATTCCAAAGCATCGCCCGACCTGCCGACTTATACGGACGGCGACGGGGAAACGGATGCTCACAACCCCGTCCGTTACGGCTCGATGCCGCCTAACAGATACGATTATTAAACGGTATTCAAACAGCAGTTAAATGGATTTTATCAACAACTTAAAGCAGACTTTCGCCCGCCGCAGCTATACCGATGCGGAAGTGGACAGGCTCGTGCGCTTTGCCAAAAGCAGGCAGGGACTTAAACTTACCGCACAGCTCATGCAGCAGACCGACAGCCTGACAAAGAAAGATATTGCGACATGGCGGCAGGCATGGCAGGCCGCCATTAGCATAGACAACCCCAACCGTGCACGCCTGTACGACATCTATACCGACTGCCTCGTAGATTTGCACCTGACGGGTTGTATCGGTCAACGAAAAGGAAAGACACTGCAAAAGGATTTCCGGCTGGTGGGCAAAGACGGCAAAGAGAATCCGGAGGGTACCAAATTGCTGCAAAAAGAGTGGTTCAATAACTTCTGCGACCTTGTGCTGGACAGTCGCTTCTGGGGGCACAGCCTCATACAGCTGGGCGACATTGTGTCGGATGAAAACGGAATGCGTTTCGAGGGCATGGAACTCGTACCGCGCAAGCATGTATGCCCTGAATACGGCGTTATCACGCCCGAACCTGCCGCGGACTGGCGCACGGGAATACCGTATCGCGAGGGCGATTTCGCCCTGTGGTGTATCGAAGTGGGTACGCCCAAAGACTTGGGGCTACTACTAAAATGCGCGCCGTCCTGCATAAGCAAGAAAAACATGCTCGCGTTTTGGGACATGTTCGGAGAGATATTCGGCGCGCCCATGCGCGTGGCGCGTACCAATACAACCGATGAAGCTGAACGCCGACGCATAGAAGGGTCGCTCGATAAGATGGGCGCGGCGTTCTGGGCATTATTCCCCGAAGGAACGGACATCGAAATCAAGGAAAGCAGTCGCGGCGATGCTTACAACGTCTACGACAGGCGCGTGGACAGATGCAACAGCGAACTGTCGAAAGGCGTACTGATGCAGACAATGACCATTGACAGCGGGTCGTCCCTTTCGCAGTCGGAAACGCACCTCGAAATTTTCGAGGATGTCATCAAGGCCGATGCAAAGATGGTGGCGAATGTCGTAAACGATAAGCTGCTGCCACTCATGGCGCGGCACGGTTTCCCCGTGCAGGGGCTTTCATTTCAATGGGATGATGCGGCATCGTTCAGCCCTGCTGAACGACGCGAGGAAGAACGCCTGCTGTTGGAATACTACGAGATAGACCCGCAGTATTTCATCGATAACTACAATATCCCCATAACGGGCGTGCGCCAACCTAAAACACAGCCTGACGCTTTTTTCGAGTAAGCCCCACCGAGAAAGTGGGGCTGCGAAGTGACTACAAGGCATTCAACAACGCATTGTGCTCGCTATACGGGCATGACCTGCTGACGCTGGCGAAAGACGAGACGCAGTTCGCGTTCAATGATACGAGAATGGAGGATGCGGCAAAACTCATCTATGAAAACGGAGGCTTCGACCTCGCGCAGCTGACAACCCCCGAAGCGCAGGCTATCATCGAAGAAACTGTGCGTGTGCTTGAAACGGCCATCGGCAACGGCCTGCCGCATGAAGTACCCGAAACACTCCGCTACGCTCTCGAAAACAACGCCTTTGTCTTTTCTGGCTTCAAGACGTTCCACGCCTTGCGCGAAGTGGGGCTGTCGATGCTGACGGAAAAGGGCGACATTAAGCCGTTCAACGACTTCCTGACGGACGTAAAGAAGATAAACGCGCAGTACAACCACAACTACCTGTACGCGGAATACAACCATGCCGTCGGGGCGGCGCAGATGGCGGCAACATGCTTGGTCGCGGCGAACTCGCAGACTACGTCGCAGACGCGCTGGTC